CCTGAACCACCATTACCAGAAGTTAAACCTGTTTCAAATCCACCATTACCACCACCACCACCGCCAGTATTAGTATTAGCACTTTGTGCTTGAGATGCAGGATTACCTACACCCGCAGTTCCACCACCACCATTTCCACCAATAGCAGCAGCAACTCCAGGAGCGTATGGAGCAGGACCATTAGAACCACCGCCACCACCGCCTCCATAAAAAACTGATGATCCTGTAATTGATGACGCTAAACCTATACCACCATTTCCACCTACAGTGGGTGTTCCATTATTACCAACAGCACCTGCACCACCACCGCCTCCAGCACCAGCATTTGGAGATACACCATTACCACCAGAAAAGCCTTGTCCTGGAGTTGCTGCTCCACCTAAGTATGGTCCACCACTATCATCACCTCCACCTCCACCTCCAGAACCTCCTGATCTACCCTGTTGTGCTGCACCTGATCCTACTCCTTTCGCACCAGCACCACCACCAATTGACCAACCAACTAAAGGTGTTCCACTACTTGTAACAAATATACCTGAGTTTGTTCCATTTGATCCATTAACTGCACCCGAAACACCAGCACCACCTGCACCTATCGCAAGTGTATATGATGTGCCAGGTATTACAGTTATACCTGTTCCAGTTTGATAACCACCAGCACCACCACCACCGCCAGCATTTTTACCACCACCCGAACCACCACCAGCAACAACAAGATAGTCAACTGAAGTTATGCCTGATGGCACTGTCCATGTTTGTGAATCTAAAAATACTTGTGTCGCAGTATAAGATGTTGCAGGAGCAGGACCAGGTGCAGCACCGCCACCAGTACCTGGCACGGTCATGCGTTTGAGTGAAACTTTGTTTAGTGCTATTCTATTGAGTGCCATTAGTAGACTTCAGTTCCAAATGCTGAGAATGCAAGAAGAGCAGAATTAGCGTTTACTGATATTTGTGAACCTGCTGCAAGAGTAATACCAAGTGTCAATGTAATCGCATCACGACCTGGCACGTTGATACCGTAAGCCAGATAGTTTCCATTAGCAGTAGCAGAACCAGAAGAGTTTGCAGCAATTCTAAATGCTGCACCGTTTGCTGCCGCTTCATCTAAGTTAGCAATAGTAATCGACGAGATGATTGCAGAATTACTTGCTGGTACTGTATATAAGTTCGTCAGCACATTTGCTGATGGACTTAATTGACCTAAAATTTTGTATGCTCTTGCCATTTTTTGTTTTCTTTATGGGTTATAATCGAATGTAATTGAACCACTTGAATTAAATGTATAATGAATGAATCCTGTAGGCGTAACTGATACATCAGGTGAACCTGAACTTGTTACGTTACCAAACACTGCTGGATATCGTATGATGACAACACCCGAACCACCAGAACCGCCTTCCGAACCAGAGTTGCGACCTCTCCAGTTCGGTGCTCCTGGATTCCCATAATCATACATATTAGGCCAAACAGCACCACCACCTAGACCTCCTGGATATGGAGAAGGAGATAACGGACCAACGCCTAAACGGATTGTGGCAGGATAAGGAAAGTAATCACCACCATTATAATTTCCACCGCCGCCACCGCCACGATTTTTTAGTGCTCTTTTATTTTGACGATTTTCACCATTTGGACCACCAAAACCTATTTTTGATCCATAAGGTGGTAATGGCGCACCCGTTGGGGCAGTTCCACCATTAAACATTTCATCACCACCATTGAACACTGTGCCAACACCCGCTTCATCACCACCAGCATCTGCTGGATTATTATTTGGTTGAAATGATGAACCACCACCACCAGATGCATATTTCAAACCATCATATGGCCAAGTATAACCAGAACCACCTTCACCTCCACGTGAATTGTCTGAAGGTGCTACAGGTGTGGAATCACCCGCTGCACCACCACCACCACCACGGACAGAAGGTACTAACGCATAGGGTTGAGAATTGTTATCTGTTCCTGGACTTGGACCAGGAAAACCTGGAAAAGGACTAGATTCATCTGTACTGTTTCCACTCTTACCTCTTCTAACATCGTTATCCGCACCAGGTCGCCACGATACTCCACCATAACCACCCTGAACACTACCAGCAACAAAACCATAAGGTGAAGTGGGTGAAAATCCTATTCCCTGTCCTTGTCCACCACCAGAGGCAATCGAAGTCGCAGAACCAGTTCCTCTTCCAGCAACATTACCGGGCAATCCACTAGAACCACCACTACCACCGCCATGAGCATAAATAAATCCAAAATTGGATTGACTACCCATACCACCTATACTATCAGTTCCACCATTACCCCCTGCACCTATTCCAATACCGATAGGACTATTGTAAGCAATACCTGAAGTTCCTGTAATAGTACGAGGTGTCAGAGAAAATGCTGGCGGAGTTGCAGTTGGTTCGGAAGTTGCAGATGGAGCAGTTGGTGCAGTTAAAACGGTTGAAACGTAATAATTACCTGTGCCGCCAGCAGTACCATCTCGTTGCTGAACAACACGTATCGGCATGTTAGTAGAAACACCGGGTATATCAATTATTGCATCCGCATTTATATAACCCGATCCGACTGCCGTAACTTGCATCTCACAACGACCTGTACCCGGTGAACGTTGATAATAAAGAGAGGCAGTTGCAGAGAATCCTGAGTATAAAGGATTATCAGTGAATCCCATTGTACCTATAACAACACCGCCTCCACCTCCACCACCGCCAGCAGCAGAACCACCAGCACCACCACCACCAACAACAAGGTAAGTTAAAAAGAATTCTGGTTTACCAAAACCTTGAATCGCACCTATAATAGATTTGCGTTTGGTTAGATTCTGAGCAACCTTATCGTTACTTGTGAATCTATAGGTATTGTTAGTTCGTGTGACAGACTTGGTTGTCATATTTTATTAAGAAATTTCTGCGCCAAAAACATTAAATGAAACCGTTGAATTATTTGATGCTGCTTGAACAACTGCCGCAGCATCCAATGTAATACCTAAAGTAAGTGTGACAGTATCTTTTGCAGGTACATTTATATCGTAGCAAAGATAATGTTTCTGTCCTAAAGAAGTAGCTGATGTTGGTTTAACTACAAGTCGTGCTGTTGAACCTGCGCCAGCACCACCAGTTCCACCTGCAATAACAACTGAAGAGATAACTGCTTGAGTTGATGCTGGTACTGTATATAGAGTGGTCATAGTTGAACCATCACCATTCGTTACGTCTTGACCTAAAATTTTGTATGTTCGTGCCATTTGTTATTTTCCTTTTTTACATTCCACCAAGTAAAAACATATCATCAAAGCCTTGTGCATCATTGGACATATTATTTGCACTAACAGCATACAGACCTAAGTTATTACCACTTATAGATTTAGTTTCAAATACATTGCCACTTATAGAACCTACAACAATATTATTTCCACCTATTGAAGTAAGCATTAAATTATTACCAGAGACTGAAGATATACCAATCAAATTACCTGTAATAGAAAGCGCAACAACACTATTACTAGCATTGATTGATTGTAGTCCTATGTTATTACCAGACACCGCACCCAATCCCATGTTGTTACCTGATACAGCACCTATACCGATGTTGTTACCCGATACAGCACCTATACCCATGTTGTTACCCGATACTGATTGTGTGCCAATGTTATTACCTGACACGACGATGTGATCTGCAAGTTTGTCACCAGTAATAGCATTGGGTGCAAGCTTAGAATTCACTACAGAATTTGGTCCTAAAGAAGTTGCACTTACGGAATTTGCTAGTAGTTGTGATGCAGATATTTGATTAAAAGCAATCGTCGTACCTGTACGATAAATCACCACTACATTATTCACACCTAATACCGGAGGTGTTGTAAACGTTAATACACCATCAAAGACAGTATATCCTTCAGTTGGAGTTTGTAAAACACCACTTACAGCAACTTCAAGATAATTAGGATCATCAATATCTCTTGTTAGTATGAATACAGTACAAGCACCAGAACCGTTGAATTTCTCAACGCCAACCGTTAAAGTATTTAATTCGGGTGAATTGCCAAGGTAAGACATTAGGTGATCTCCAAAATCGAAGTGATAACATCAGCAGACAATGCAATAGATGTATTTACTGATAAAATGTCTGTTGCTTCTAACACCAATTTTTGATCACCACCAATAGGAACTAATGCGCCACCAGGAGCAATTGTCGCATTTTTAATCATATAATAATCAACACCGCTAGAGGTAACGATTACATTTGCTGAAATTGGTGTTGTAATTAAATTGGATATACTCATACCAATTACTGTAGCCTGTACACCACCACCAGCAGTATAAACAGCGGTTTTTGTTGTACCTACTGCATTAAGAAAACTATTTTTAAATGTATTAGCCATTAAATCCTCTGTTTTATAAAATTATTTATTAACCAAGTGCAATTGAAAATGCGATACCAGCATCGATTGCAGCAGTAATTGTGGTATAAATTGCTGTATTTGGTGTGCCAGTAAATGCTCCTGTGATTGCTACATTACTTAGATATAAGTTACCTGAAACATTTGCATTAACAACGTTTGCTGTGTTAGCATATAACTGATTAACAGCACCACTATTGCGAACATTTAAACTAGCATTTACACCAGACAAATCAATCTGACTGTTAGCAATAAAAGGTGATCCATTTGCACCGTCAGTGAGATTATTGGCAAGTGCCACCAAATATGAAGTGGTTGTTATCCATTCCGAAAAGGTGTTCGATGTATTTAATTGATTAATTGCCATCTGGTGCTTTCATCTGTACGATTTCACGGAGCATATTTTTAATGTCTGTGATATCTTCTTCTAGTTTATTTACTTTCTGTTCCATAGTTTGCTTCTCTTGGAGTTCTTTAATTCTTAAATCTCTTTCAGCATAGTACGTTTTAAATTCCTCAAGATTAGTATTTAACAATGCTCGATTAGAAACATCTCTAACCAAGTCTCTGTTAATTTCAATGGGTACGTATTGGGTCATAGTTTATCCTGCATTAATTGTTGAAGCAGGTAATGCAACAACACGGAAGTTAGCAATAGAAGGGACATCTACAGTATTTGTACCATACATAACCACCTTAATTGCAAAGAGTGTAAAGTCATTATGTGTACTATTTGATGCTGATGTATAGGTAATCTTATTGTCCGGTGTGCCAGAGTTATATGTTCCAGGTGCAAACACTAATTCTGCACTATCAGATTTATCTGTTGCAAAATAATTTAGTTGATCCGCAGTTTGAGTCATTAAATTCCAGTTGTTGTTCTCAAATGCACTCGGATCGGATGCAGATAATAGTTTATACCAAACTAAGATACCTGAACCTGGTGGACGATAAGCATCCATGTATACACGAAGATCACCAGCATCAAATCCACTTGCTAACTGAATCTTTTTAGTGATATATCGAATGACTGAATTGCCACCTGATGCTCTATCTTCACCATTGTATAGAACGGTTGCCGTTGTGCCAGCAGAAGAATTAGTTGCAATTGTTGGTGATGAGATATAGCCACTACCAGGATTTGTCAATTCAATTCGAGTGAGAACACCCCCTACAACAACACCAACAGCAGAAGCACCTGAACCACCACCAACTGCTTGATTAGTAATAGTCACTGTGGTATTTCCAAGATAACCAGCACCACCATTTACAATTACAAACCCACTGTTTTGTAATGGCAAGTTATTAATCTTATTCTCAATCGTCAATAGATTTAAACGATTGATGTCAATCATTGGAGATATATCTGGATTAGAACTTGACAACGTTGTGCGTAATTGGAACGTAGTATTGCCTGTATTGTAACTTAAAATTCTACGACCATATCCATCATCACATGTATAATCTTCATTAGGAACAATGTTTAATAAAGGATGTTGACCACCAGTTTCCATTTCAGATACGAAATCGTATTGAACAGCAGTGTTGGCAATTGTTGCATCCGTTGTCATTAACTGCATGACATCAAATACAGTATTCGATGAATATCCTGACATATCAGATTCAAAGAATCCATAACCAACACCTGTTGTAAACACTCTCTTCTGGATTGTAAACATTAAGTCTGTAGTTTGATCTGCTGTCCAAGTTGATCCGTTTTGCGATAAAAACAGAGAACCCGTATACGGTTGTTCAGAAATCTTAACGCTAGTTCGTAAATCTGTCGCACCGATTTCAGCAACAAATGCTTCATAACCATTACTATTAGACACAAGAACAAACGAATGTTCTCCAGGTAACAATAGAATAGGAACATCAAATTTAAACTCAGTGTACTTATTTGGGTCATTCATATCTGGAATCGTAGTAACATTAACTTTATCTGGAGTTAATGTTTTTTCTGCAAATGGATATACTGTTGCGGAAGATGGATATCCATTATTTACAGGACGAAGTTGTAATGAAACGGGGACTGTAGCATCTTTAGATTTAAAGCATACACGAACACTATCAATCACAACACCTTGTCCGTATTGATTTGGATTGATAAGGAATGTTTGTGCAAGAGGATCGTAATAACCAACAACAACGTTCTTTTGAACATCAACAGCACTTGCCGTTTTAATTGATGAAGTCGATGCAGAAAATCCTTCAGTAACAGAACTTCTTTGAACCGTAGGTGTAAATACGGTAATCGAAGTCTCCTGTTTAGTATCAACCATACCTTGTGAATAGAAACTGGCATCACCATTGGTACGGGAATTTTCAATGTTACCAAATTCATTATCGATCAAACGCACAAGTTTTTCACCTGTACGGAATGTATCAGCAGGTATACGGAAAACGCCAGCACATGCACCTGCTTCATCAGTTTCTAATAATCCAATGGTATATACAGAAGTTGCATCAGGATTTACTGACCATGTTCCAGTGATTGTCGCAACTCTTGTTGTGGGGTTATATGAACTAATTATTGCAGACTGATTTTTACCCGTACCGTTTACGATAAAGATTGTTTGACCAGCATAGTCGGCAGTATCAGTAGCACCACCCGCAGAATACGCAAGTGTAATTGTTGAAGCACCACCAGCAAGAGCAATACCTGTATTGTGAAACCACTTGCTCAAACGATTAGATGTGCCAGTAACATTACCAACAACTCGAATTCCACTTGTTGCTTGTGACCAAGAACCATAAGATGCAGTAGGACTCAGATTTACAATATAACCATTATTGTTTGATGTGAGAACTATGCCTCCAGAACCTATAACCTGATTCGTACCAACATCAAAGAAGGTTACAGTTTCCGCTTTCGATAACGTTGTTTGATATTGTAAATTATTATTGGCAAACTGGAATCTATTTACTTTAGCAATTTTATCATCTACTTTTACATTATCAAAAAATGCATGGAGAGTAGTGAATGGTTTAAACTTCTCAGCAACTACCAGAATAGTATTCTCTCTCATGTAATTGACAATACTCAAATCAATCAAACGGTCACCCATAGTTTGCGTTAATTGTTGAGGTACAATCTGAGAAAGAATACCAGTGCGACTAGCATTTAATGTTGAAGAATCTCTAGTTGTGGTCGTTGTTGTAGTTGCAACATCACCTTTAATTGCAAGTACGTTACCACCACCACCAACATTTCGACCTGCCACTCCTGTTGCGGCATATTGATCTGCTGCTTGCCGACCTATACCAGCACTAAAAAATCTACTACCCGTTGTATTAGTTACACTTCTTGAAGTAGTAGTACCTATATCTTCTGATGTAGTTGTCCATTGAGTATTCCAAGAACCCCATGAGGTACTTTGAATTGATGACCACGCATCACGGGCAGCATCACCACCAGACAAATCAATATTTTGTGCTTCTAAACGTGTGGTAGATTTCCACACATCTGAGGCGGGGTCCAATTTAACAGAGCCAATATAATTGACAATATTAAAAGGATTAATGTTCATTGTCTTAGATGCTTTGTTTTGTGCAACGAATGTTGTATTGGATGATGCCAACATTAATAATGGACCATCAATCTCAACATTAAAGTTTGCTGTGCTATTATTTGAGAATATGCGTGTTGATGCGATATTATAAGAACCACGAAGTTGTCTACTAACAATATCAATAGCAGCATTAAAATCAGGTAAAGTAATTGCTGCTCCACCTTTATCAGCAAACGAATCTACAAATACACCATTTTTAGGTCTTGACAAACCAACCTGATCACGAACTGTACGGTCATTTTTATTCAATGTAGCAAGTTCAGCAATTGATAGTGACGTATACAATTCAAGATTCTGAATACGTTTTTCTAAACCGCCAATATCTTTCATTGTATAACGGCGATTGTTAAATGTTTGAATTTGTGTTGACGATGGATAGGTCAAGTATGCTGGAAACGATAGCACATACAATGACATCGAATCATCAGGTTGAATTGGAGATACTGGATTCTGAGAAGGAGTTCCTTGTAAAACTTGGAACTGACGATTCTTATTCAGAACAATTCTATCAATTCGTGAGAGATAATAAGAATAATCAGTCAATATATCCAAACCTGGTTCAGATATTTTTGTACCCGTTCCCGATTCATCGACATCAAGAACAAATGTATTTGCCGTATAGGGATTTGTAGCATCTCTACGAACTGGTCTGAAATCCAAATAATCAGACAGTTTGTAATTTATACCATCTTCAGAAGTATAGATTGGAATATCTCCATAATCAATACCACTTCCATTATTTTCTTGTGAACCCAAACGTGTGTATGAATCAACATTAAAGTGACCTGCGCCAGTAGATTTGAATCGATTGTAACGAACAAGCAATGGTCCACGTGGAGCAGTTTGTCCCGGTTTAAGAACAACTCCACCCCAATCATAATAAGAATCTTTTTGTCCTGTGCTCAAAGTGTAACGAGAAGTTACGTTTGCGGAAGAACCTACAGATTTATCCAATGCATTATAATTTGCTGTGTTGACAGCCGTACCATTAAAATCGAAAATTGCATTGACGGAATGGACATCAGCCACAAATAAAGTTTGTGGAATACCTGGTCGTCTTGTCAAGAATGCTTCAGTAATTTGTGTTTGACCATCCAATGAAGCAACAAATACCGAACCGTTACCGAACACATCATTTGCAGCACCACCAGATGCAGCAACTAATATTGTATTTGCTTTGATAAATGTTTTAGATTTGGATGTAGGATTCGAAGCATTAATAGTTGCATAGATGTTCGCAACCATATTACCACCATTGTCAACGGTAATAGTACGAGAATCTGTAGAAACCGTAACGGCTTGTGCAGGAACAGTTTGACCCGTAACATAGAAACTTGAACCTGGTGAAGCTACAACAACCGTATAATATTGTTGTTTAGATGTTGTAGTTGTTGCCGACTGTAACGATTCACCAGTACCAATTGGTAGTGCAGTTGAAACACCTGAAGTGTAACCAACACTCTGATAGAGTCTGCGATATGAATAACTGAAATCGGCAATGGTATTATCAGCAACGTTTAGTTCACCAACTCTTAACAGTAAAGGTTCTTGTCCTTTATCTTGAACTGCCGCTGGTTGAAAAAGACCACCACTTGTTGTAATTGATGCTGGAGGTGCACCTACAGATTGATTTTTTGAAAGAGGAGAAATATTTGCAGAAGCAATTCTTATTCCAGAACCATTAATCACTACAAGAGATTCGGCACTATCAAAAGTTGGGTACATTATAAAACGAAAATTGCTTGTTGGTATAGTTGAGAATGGTGGAGTTACTGTAGCAATATTGCCAGAGCCAGCATAATCTGTGATGATACGTGAAACATTATCACCTGGATTTCCAGTAGGAGTACCTCCAACCATCTGAATAGTCATTCCTTTATACACATCATTATTAGATGCAAACCCATTTGGAAGAACAATCGTTGATGTGGTTCCTGTACCACCAGCAATATTAATACCGTATCCCCCGTTTGCAGCAATTGGTCGTGTATTAATATCTGTCAAGAAAATTTTATAGATGTAGTTATTACTTTCAGATGTGTTGCCTGACGCACTATAAAATGAAATTAATTTAATCTTAGCATTACCAATAATTGTATTTGCATATATTGAAGTATTACCACCAGTTAAATATGCATTAGCAGTTCCCGTATCTAAAAGAGAAATGTGTGCATTCGAATACTGATTTGTTGCAAAATTACCATACAAACCATTTGCAAAAATATAGTAACCAAAATCAGAATTGATTCGTTGGTTATTAATAGGATTTACTGTTCTTGGTTTTGGTATACTAATTATAGTAGGTGATAGTGTTTGAAATTCATAACCTTTAATATATGCTTTACCTGAACTCAGTGCAATATTTGCATAAGCAGAATTGGCTTCACTTGTCGTTAAAGTGATACCGAAGTTTTTAATAACATAGTCTCCAGACTCATCCGAGGTTCTACGTGCCAGTTCATCACCAATGGCAGCATAAATTGGAGTCTGTACAATCTTTTGTGGTAAACCATCTTTCATTACACCCAACTCAACAAACTGTGTTAGGTCTGTACTATCTAATGCACGATTTGCTAGAGTTAAAGTAATCTTATAACGATCTGCACCAGGTGCTTGAAAATTGGATGAACTTTGTGCGGGATCAAGCAGTGTAGTATCTTGAGTATAATCTACAATTGATTCGGAAACTTCAAATCCAATAATGGAATTACCAGTGCGTGAATACTTGTCAACTGCAACAGATTGGGGTTGATTCTTTACAAAATAACCTTCATAATAAAACACACCATCATTAATAGAGAATGTTTGATTATTGCCTGTTGGATTTGTTGCTGCGGTATTAGCGTAATAACTTACAGCATTTGAACTTGCATTTGCGGTGTAAATAGTTTCACCAGCAGTAAACGGATCACCGAACAATTGATTGATAACTAAAGTAACTGGTTGACCAAGAACTGCATCAGAGTTATACGACTTTAAAACATAAGCACGTTTGGTATTTGCAGAATTATAAATTGGTTGTTTATCAAAATTAATGTATGATATATCATTGTTTGCAAACGTTGAAGCAAGATTGAGATAAGCAGTATTTTGAATTGTAATCTGACCACCAGTTACAATTGAACCAGACTTAAATACGTGATCGCCAAACTTTTTGATTTGGTCTTGTAGAATTGTTTGAGATTGAATTAGTTCACGGGACTGAACCGCAAATCCTGGCTTGTACAGAATGCGATGAAAATCTTTATTATCATTGAAGTCATCGTAGTATGGATCAGTATTGAAATTCGTAATGAGTGGCATTTATTAACCTTTAAAATCTAACAATAAGTCTAATGTTTTCTGCTTGACCATCTGCTCTTGTGGTCTTAACTTCGTTTTCTGTGTAGAGAATATCACCAGAGTATGGTTGAAATTCTGGAACTCCTGAACCAATAATCAAACGACTTGTACCTGAACTTGCTCCAACTAATGAAGAACCTGTGGTGAATGTTCCTTTCACATTAGTCAATTTAATTATATTTGTCGTTTGATCTACAATAAACCCGTATGCACTTGCAGTTGATGGTGATGTTCCCTGATAAACAAACTCATCCAATGTATATGATGCACCAGTATCAACTGAAATATCGGTAGTAAGGGACACCACCGAGTTTGCATTTGCTTGAGATACCACATTGGCATCAGCATATTTATGCGGGTCTACAAAGATACCGTACTGTCTAAATGTTGTATTGGCAGATATCTTTCCATTTTCTGTTGAATCAATCTCTCCAATTTTCACTGCAACCATGATATTGTTTGCACCAAGCTCTCTTGCTGGATTGTATGCATGACCAAACTTTGGATCAAGAATACAACGCAAAGTAGCATTGCTTCCTGTGCCATAGACATATGCATTGGCACGTGAATAACCAATACCGATTGTTGATACAGTCACTTTAGTTACATAACCAGCGGCATTTACAACTGGAGTTGCTGCAATACTTGTGCCATCCCCATCAACATAAACTCTAGTGGTTAGTGATAATTGATTAGCTGTAGTTCCACCACCACCAGCAGTAGTTGTACTTCTTGATAAAGATATTTTATTGTTTGGAACATCTATTGAAGAAATAAATGTACCTGGCGATAAACCAGTTCCCGTTATAGACATATTTGCAGCAACGTTGGTCGTATTTGCCAACGTCAATGTCGTACAACCTGCTGTAAATAGTAATGTTACCGATACATTATTTTCGTAATAGCTTGAACCAGTATTTGTTACAACAATCGTAGACAGTTCACCATCAACAACGCCAATCGGGTTAACGCTATAATCTAGTTGTATTGTGGAGGTTGGTGTGGGAATAAAAGTGTTCGTCAAGAACTTGTTGGATGGTTTTACGTTGTACATGTACTTCCAGATGTAACCATCAGAAGTAGCAATATTACCGTTTGAAGATGTATAGTCACCCGTTGGTTCTACAGTGGAATTTGCAGAAGCATTATTTGATAGACACTTGTAAACGCTTCTCCCCGAAGTCATCACATACATCGGTTTGACATTCAAGGAAGTATTGCCCGTTAACAATTCATCAAAAGAAACCACATCATCATATTGTTTATACTTTGTACTTGATGTCCAACTTACTCTTGGGATTACAAATTCGACATCATTACCCGTAATTTTCTTGGCACCAATCATGTTGTCCCAAGAATTCTTTTCGTCGGCAATAGAATCTATGATTGCTGCTGGTATATTCTCATTCGTATATGGAAGATGATTGCCAATAAAAACGTAACCTACAGTAGGGGATGGTTCATAGAACGATTCCCTGAACTGTGATGCCGCAATATATGCTATTTTTTTAGAGGTTGCTGAAGTCATAACTTTATTTATTTGTTATATCCATATAATCATTTGCTGACCATTTGCGGTCTGGCTAAATGTTCCTACACTATTGACTCTTATAACTGCTCCCGCACCACCACTATTTGGCGTAACAGTTGGAGCATAGAAATACTCACCCATCGAACTAATACTAACTCTACGGATTGCACCATTCGATGGATACACCTCAATCGAACTCTGTGCTGCTGTATTCGTTCCTGTAAAACCGACATCAATCACCGCTACAGTTTCAGTATTTGATACTCCAGATATTGTAAATGTTGCATTTGTTACTGAATTACTATTAGCGGTAAATGTAACATTTGCCGTATAAAATGCATTTGCGGTCACGGTAGAACTGAGAACTGGAATGTTACTTGTATTCGAGTTAATTGAAACTGCAAATGTAGCACCCGAACCACCTTGTAATGTGCCTGTAGGTCCACCAGTTCTATCTCTTACTTCTTGTACTGTAATGCTACCATTTCCAGTATATAGTCCTATGTTATTTATTACAGTTCTGACAATCGAACCAGTACCATTTACAACCACATCAATTTGAGCATTTGAATTTGCACCGCCACCCTGAAGGATAATAAATCCATTTGCGTAACCAGTACCACCTTCTAATGGTAATACTTCAGTTACGGAAACTGGCGTACTATTAACTGTTGCAAATGGTGCGGTACGATATAGACCAGCTTGATTGACAGTTATACTTCGAATTGATCCATTCGATGGATAAACTTCGACAGAAGCATTTGCATTGATGAGAGGATTACCACCAGAGAATACAATGAAACCGTTAGAAACAAAACGTCCATATGTAAAATCGGGTGCAGTATTGGAGACAACTGTTGTGACTGATTTTGGAGTTGTGTTTATTACGCCAGTTGGTGCAGTGGTATATAAACCAGAATCAATAATTGTGTATTTTTTAATTGCTCCGTTTGATGAATATACTTCAACCGCAACTTGTGCTGATCGATTAGCAGTTCCACCACCAGAGAATATAATTATGCCGTTAGAATGTCCTCGACCCATATTCACTAAAGATGAAAACACATTAGAAATTACTATGTTTGCACTTGAGTTTGGTGTTGCTGAAATAGGATTAGTTTCGTATAATCCAGAATCATTAACGGTAAGTGTTTTGACTGCACCATTCGATTGATAGACTTCTACTGATACGTTTGCTGCACGAATTGGCGCACCACCAGTAAAATTTAAGAAACCATTAGCAAAACCAGCACCACGATTGGTAATAGTAATCGTGTTTGCGTAAAGAACTACGTGTGGGTTACTTGCTGGCAGTGCAATAGGAACGCCAGAATACAATCCACCACTCACTAATGTGACACTTTGTAGGTGACCTGTTGCATTTGCAACTACTGTGGCAACAGCAGGAATTGCTTCATCTGCATTTGTTAATACAACATTACCACTTTCATAACCAGAACCAGTATTGGTAATAGTCAGAGTTTCTATTCTGCCACCACCATTTGCAAATATTAAGAACCCATTTGAGTAACCCGAACCAGCATTTACAATCCGAATATCATTGACATTAGATGATACTAATAATGACGTATTAGTTACCACAGAATTGACTGTACGAATTTCACCATTTACAGCAATTCTAGAACCAGCAGTTAATGCTCCACGGGAAACGGCAGCATTGAATTTTGTATTTGTTCCAGTGACAACAATTGTACCATTACCAACATTAACTGTACCCGCAACGGTTAAGAACTGTGAATCAGTTGCCACATTTACAGTTGATACACTCACATCTTTTATATCAATAGCATTTGTTTTATTGTACTCTGAGTAATTAACAAATCCAACAGGATGCAATAACTCTTTTAAAATCTCTTTGTAACGATAGAATTCAATTTGTGACGATATAACATATGAGTAATCAACGTAATAATCTTGACCAGCAAGTTTTCTTTCTGTTGAAGATATAATGGAATCGGAAGTTGTCCAACGACCAGGTGAAGTTAAATATGAACGTTCAATGTCGGCATTTGCCGTTGCTGTTCCAGAACCACCTATAACAGTTACAATGGGAATAAATTCATATCCTGAACCAGGATCAAGAACTTGAATTGACAGAATTTTACCAGGTAGACCAATACCAGTTGGTAAAATTACTTCACCATCCGAAACGAGAGAATCGATTTGAACATTAGCACCAACGCCACCGGAACTTAGTGTTATTGATGGAAAACTATTTTGAGTATAATTAATACCACCTTTTGGATGTCTACCAAATGCGCCGATCCTTTTACCTGATGCTGAAAATGTGAATGGTGAAGTGACTAATAAATTAGTGTCATCTGAAATGGATGAAACAATTCTTGATTCATTATTAATATCAATCTTATCCCCAACACGCAAATCAGTTAAAAATTTTGTCAATACGCCTACAACGGATGCTGATGCTGCACCAACGGTTGCAGTGCCAACAATTCGAGTATTCGCTGTTCCAATAACAACAATTCCACCTGTTGGAGTAATCGTCTCCACTGTAGCAGCAGCATATTGTCCATATGTGCCTGGAGGATTGACTCCAAATATAACTTCATCACCAATCGCATATCCACTTCCAGGATTATTAATTTTAAAACGACCTACTGATCTTAAACTCTTAGGTGAACGAAGAGCATTAAGATCACCATATGGAGCACCAAATGCATCCAATCTTGGAGTATTTGCGGATGCACCAGACGTTACTAGAATTTTTACATTGGTAATTGGACCAACAGTTAGTGTTTGAAATCCAATAACATCCACAATTCGTGTGTTTAAATTTGGACTTGTAACAGCAATTGAATTTGCAAGTGCATAGTTTGCGGAACTTAATACTGTTGATCCATAAGGAGATACAATATCTGTAGATACAATAAAACTATTAGCAGCATTTACACCAGTTTGATCAATACCATCAACAACAATAGTTAAAGTAACTGCGCCATTACCTGAAACTGCAACAGGTGAAAGATTCGAGAACACCGAACCGCCACGGGAAACTTCAACAGATTCAACTAATCCTTTAAATACAGATGAAACTGTGCCGATAGCATTCACTGAAGAATTACCGCCAGTAACTAAAACTGCATCACCGATTAGATAGTTAAAACCACCCTCAACAATATTAAACTGTTTAACAATTGAAAATGTTGATACTTCAATATTAATCGTATTGCCGTATGGATCATCTGGATTAATAATTGGTATAGATACAAACTCACCATTTAAAAAATCTTTATCCAGTGATTTTGTATTGATAAGAAGTTCAATTGGCAAACCAAGATTGAACGAGTCTGAAATAATACGGCGATTTGCTTGTTCGATAATTGCACTTGCGCCAGACTTCAGTCCAATAACTTTACGATTGTTTAATAAGTTGGTATCGAAGTTATCGTACACAACACGAATTGTTGTGTTATTCGCAGGTGCAGTTACAAAATTTAGTTTACGATACTCTCTATTAACAAAGAAATTAGTCTGAACAATACCATTTACATATACACTTATTTCATTTTTACCAACAACTTGTGCTAGTGAAAATGTTTTAGAAACACCATCACCAACATATACAGAAGCAACATCTTGATTGATACGTAATTTATTATCAATCTGCCAATTACTGCTCGATGCTTTTAGCACATTATTTTTAGGTAAAACCAAATCAATGTCTACACCAAAAAGCAATTGGAATAATAACTTAAACGAAGCATCACTACCTTTTGCTTTATATAAAGGCACAAGATGCTTGAACAAAAGTGCTTTATTTGCTTGAACCTCAAGAGGTATTAGCGTTGCATATGTATTGTAGAAGTTAGTTTCGAACTCATTCAGGGATGAATCAACGTCACGAATATCACGAAGTGTTTTGGCAGTTGATACTAAATTATTTGAAGATATTCCCGTATTCGATGAACCTTCTAAAAATTGATAATACGCTTCTAAGAAAGTAACAAATGTAGGGTATTCATCCCGAACAAATTCGGGAACTTGACGATTGATGAATATCGATGTTTTTAAATCTACTGATGACATTATACAGTTTCTAGTGTTGTACTAATTGCTGTGGGATCATCCACATCTATTGTAATGATTGTGTTTTTAATTGTGCTGATAATACCTTCTTCAGATTCAACTGACAGACGAATATAGCCATCTGTTGATGCCACTGATTTGATAAAAATATTATTAATTTTAATTATGCCAGTATCGTATTCAATTGTCCCCGCAGTTTCATCGACAATTTGACGTTGAGCATTATTATCATAATAGACTGTACGTAGTTCTCCAGTACGAGCATCAATCACTGCCTCTGCCGTTGCGCCATATCCACCTTCACCATAAATTGTTACGATAGCACGGGTATAATCAATACCTCGATTCGTAACTTCAATACTTTGTATTCTACCGTTCACAATAGTTGCAGCAGCATTTGCTCCTACACCATCACCAGTAATTGTAACTGTTGGACTGCTTGTAAATCCTTGTCCGGGATTGGTTACTGTAATTGCTGAAACTCCAGAAAATGATTGTGGAATCTCATCAAACTGAACTACCCTATCCGTACCAGTTGAATCGACTACCGTAAAGAATGTTGACGACAACTTATTGCTAATTGTGCCACGACGAAGTGGAACATTAAAATATATGAAGTATGGCTTCGATTGATCCATTGACGGTTCAAATCTTTTCTGAACACGAACAATTACCTTTGAACCAATAATAGAATTAGAATCGGTGGCATCAACTGCATCTTGAACTTTAGAAAGAATAAACTTAGAATCAAATTTATCCAAATAAGTTGTCTTGTATGACAAAATAGAATTACGAATGCCAGTTCTTAATTGATCTGTTGTTAGAATAGTTTTCTTTGGATCATATGTAATTGTAGGTGAAATCAACAAGTACAGAAATTCTGGATCACGAATAATAGTTTGAACCGCAACAACTGCTTTTGGCTTAATAATCTCATCAATGATTCTTTGTTTTTCAGTATCCGACAGATAATAATTTTGTCTTGGTTTTAACGCAACATACACACGACCATATGTTGGTGGAATCTCATCTTCACCACCCCACACAGATACGGAATCTACAGAAGGATAATTTTTCTTAATGTAAGATTCATAATCTTTAAATGTTACCAAACGATTCTGTGTGGTAAACTGAAGTGGTGCAGAGAATTTAATTGCATCTACAGGCTCACGTTCAGCCCCCCCTGCGGCTTCACCAACTGGATCAATTGTAAAGTTAGTTAAACTATTATTCAACGAATCTGTAAGAGTAGCAGTTGCAACAAAATTATTTGCTTTATTGGCAGCACTGCCATTTGTAATTAAATATGTAATCGATACTACACAACCATCTGGAATACTTTTACCTATAACATCATTACCAAAATATATTTGGTATTTTTGTCCTTTATTTTCTTGTAAATAAAAAACTGGAGATGTAGTGGTAGTTTCTGCGGAATCAGTTGCAAGAGTAAAAATCTGAAATGATGTATTCGAAGGGGAAGATTGAACAGTTACACTAATTGTAGATGTGTCTATTCCTTCATCGGATAAGTCAAAAATTTGTTTAGGATTTGTTGCTTGAGTATGAGTATATGAATATGTAACTAACTGACCCTCATTTATGGGTAAATTTAAAAAGTAGAAACTTGTATTCGATTTGGTCACAATAGTTTCATCGAGAGTTACAAATCCATAACTAATACCATCAATTTCATTTGAAAGAAAACGAAATCCTTTTGGAATAGTTACCGTAGCAGGAGTAGTGCTGCTCGTTGATACTGTAAAATTAATATTGGCACGTGGTGCTTTGCGTGAATATGGAACGTAACCTAAAACTTTGGCATGAGAAACAACAGAATCACGAAGCAAAGCTGTATCTAAGAATGCTTCGTTTGCAATCATGTTTATATAATAAGCATTATAATGGGTATTGTAAGCAAGGATATCCAATAAGATATTTAAACCAGAACCGTCGAAATCATAGTCGGTAAACTCAGACTGCCCTTGTAAATAGGTTTTTAAGTTTTGCTTGATCTGATCGAAATCAAGTTCAGTTACTCTTAGACGTTCTGTCATTTTATCTTATACGCTCTAAAAAGAAGTTAATTGTTACTGGATTTGGATTATTTACTATAAAAAATGTTAATATAACCTTATATCCGTTTTCATCAGGGGAAGGAATAGCATTAATACTCTGCACTGAAACTCTTGGTTCATGGTTGTTTATAGTCTCAGTAATCTGTCTTTCCAAAGAAGCAGCAACAACAGAGTCTACAAGTTCAAAAAGCAGTGCTCTAATATTTGAACCTAAAAAAGGTTGGAAAGGTCTTTCATAAAAATTAGTCGAAACTAAGTTTTTGACAGAGTTAATAACTGCCTTTTCGTTATAATGCATACTCACATCCTTTTTAATGGGATGTGCGGTAAAGTTCAGATCGAGGTCTTTAAACGACCTTTCTGAAACAATTGTTGGATCATTTGATGTTATTGTTGTTGACATGTTTTATTTATTCATCCTCCAGCGAAAACATTACCAGAACCGGAAGTTAAAGTATGACCAGAATACTCATCCCCTAACCGCCCAATACCTTTTCCATTAACAAATACTGTGCTTGAAAACGAAGTTAGAGCTACAGTGTGTGGCACACAAGAACTTCCAGCAGGAATCAAATGCACTTGACACAAATCTCCAGCACGAACTGCACCGATGCTATTCACATTAACGTCAGAGGAACCCTGATCCGTTACCGTTGTAGCATCACATCCATGTCCTGTAGATATCGAATCTGTTCCTGATTTTCGAGCAACTGCTGGCATTATGGATTCAAATCTATTTTAGGTGCTTTGAGTGTCATATTTCCACCTGATGTTATCTTACATGTGCCACCAATATCTGCTTGATAGTTACCACCAACGGTCATATTTACATTACCATCAACAAAAATGGTAACATCACCCTTAACGTAAACCTGTTCGCTACCAACAACAACTTCAAACTTATTTCTTTGTATTCTTTCGGAGCGATCACCCAATGGACCATACTCAACATAAGAACCTGAACGATGGTATAGATGAACTCGTTCTGCACCCTTGGTATCGTCAAATTCCATTGCATGTCCAGATTCAGATTCGTATACTTTATTAAACGGATACTTGGCAGCATAATAGGAATCTGGTTCCACTTTACTTTCCTTCTTTGCTTTCTTTGCCACATTAATTGCTGGTGGGTAATCCGAATCATTACGTGCTAATCGTGATGTTGTCGGTTCATCCAACTTTCGTGGATAGTTTGTAGCAGACTCATCAGGTTTTACAGGCGCAGCGGCAAGTTCAGCAGATGACCTTGGGTCACAAAAACCCTGTTGCGGATTCGTAGCAGTTAATGGTATGCCAGGAAGTGCTCCAATAATTACTAAATCTTGTGCATTTTCGCCATCAGTAAAGAATCCTATTACCATATCACCTTCACGTGGTGGATATGGATTTGTGTTATTTGATGGCAACAAAGCCTGTGCCCAAGGTAAAGAATCTGACGGTAATAACTGTTTATTATCGGGATGCCAACCAACACAGCGAACACGACAACGACCTAATTTTAATGGATCATTAATTCGTTCAACAACTCCAACCCACCAAACGAATCCATTTTTACCAGCAAA